GTACAAAGATTGTGTCTGAGTATGATTCCGTGTTTGTTGACAATCCAGTGTATTCTGTAAGTGCAGCGCCGACATATGTTTGTAATTTAGTATATCTGTCAAGATTCTCAGCAATATTAATTGATCCACCCTGATACTCTTGGGAGATATAATATTGTTTCATAAAATCCACAAAAAGTGGACTTTCAGCCTGAACAAACTCAGGTAACTGGTTTTCAATTACCTGATTGATTTCGACTCTTTGAATTGAGGTATCTATCATTAATATCCGCCGCCTCCGCCGCCAGAACTAGATCCACCACTTGATGTAGATGGAGTAGACGTTGTTGTTGAAGTTGTCATGGTCGAAGTATATGTCGTGCCTGACGAAGTTGTTGTCGTTGTTGAAGAAGCAGTTGATGGAAGAACTGAATCAGTAGTTGACACTGGAGAACTTGAATTTCGAGTATAAGTTGGTGTGTAGTAACTATGAATATGAACAAATCGTGATCCAGATGTATTTTCACCTGATGCAATTAAATCTTGAACCATATTTACTTTAGTATTTGACATATCAAATTTAACGTACAAATCATTTAGACCCACAATGTCATTTGAATGAGGAATTGCTTGAATTTCAATAACATTATTTGCAATCACTGTCGAAAGTATATTTACAGTATCTATAAGTATTTCACCATGCATATAATCAACTGTCCCTGCGTTTTTCTTAATTACAACAGGAGTTCCCCCCTCTGTATATGTAAAAAAGAAAATTCTACCTTTATCCCGATCAATTGACTCATCAGCGAGATAAACAGTTCCAACAACACCTTGAATCGTAAATCCAGTTGAAACAACGTTGTAAGACTTCTCTTGAACATGAAACATATTTCCAAAACAAACTTCATATTGAGCAAATCTACCGATTTCTGATATTAAGTTTCTTCTTATTAAGACTCTAGTGATATTTGATGTAATTGAAGAATCAACAGTATCAATTAGACTAACTGCTTTACTATATTTAAATCTACCACCAAATTTGTTGATATCAATTGATCGAGAATATTGTGTAAGTGCATTTGAAATACCAGTTTTTAAATTTTCTGGATCATTTGTTAAATTTGTGTTATAATATGCAGAAGTTTGTAATTCAACATACAAATACTTAAGATCAATGAATTCTGGAACTATTCCAGCAACTGCATAACTCTTTAACTTTTGAATTAAGTCTCTTTTTGTCTGATCGGAGAGAAAATCACCATTTCGAGGTTTTACTGAAATAAAAACCTTTCCAAAACGAGGTGGATTCATTTCTTCACCTCCATAAGCAGTTACAGATTCAACATTTGGATAAATGTATGATAAAACTGATTCATAGTCTGATGCCGTGACCGCACGATACTGAGAAGAGTAAATTCGAGGTGCATAATACTTAATTGATGATATAGATTCAATATCATCACCATCTCTTGACTTTTCTTCTGTAGTAACTAATGAAATATCAGCTGGATTGATTGCACCACCATCTTGATCTGTAATATTTCCCACAAAACTGAATTCAGAAGCTCCATTACCTTCTTTTCCATCGCTTACGATGTAAGAAACTGTAATGTAATTTTGATTTGACAACTTTTTACCAATTACATTATCACCAAATATCAATTCATACCTTTCATCTTCAATTTCTTGTAATAAGTATGAGGAGGATGTTGATGTAATTCCAATTATGTTATCAATCTGTTTATAAGTAACAGTTGAAGTTGATGATTCTGATGGTTTAACTTTTACATTGATTGTTGAAGTATCAATCGAGGAATTATCCAAAATATATCTTTGATTAAACAAAGATGTATCAACTGTAAAGTTTTGCGATACAAAATTACCTTCGTATATCTCAATATTATTAAATTCTGCAAATCCGTTCACAACTGATACTGTAATATCTTCTGGAATGCAAAATATGTAGTTTGTATTATCTCCAACACCATTACAAACAATACCAGAGTTTAATGTCAGTGTTGAAGTCTCTGTTAGACCACTTACAGTAAAAGATATCTTTGCTCTTGCTGATCTACGAGATCTTGGAACATAACCAATGTTTCTTGCAAGCGAAACAACGTTTTCTCGAAGTGTAGCAGAATCAAGAAAACACTCATTTGCTGCCATATTAGTATTATAGGCAGTTGTATATGTATTATATGCTAATGCGTCAATAATGATTGAAAGGTTTGATCCCTCAAAGTCATAATCAGTGAAATTAGTATTAGCCCTCAGATAATCTCTGATGGATGTCTTGATTTGATCAAAATCTAAATTAACGTATTGACCGAAAGCCATTATACTCTAGCTGGGAAAAGAAGAACGTCTACTGTTTGTGTTGGAGAGGGAATACCGACAATATCATATTGAACTGTACAGTTCATTTCATTACTATCCGCTAAAATTGATACGGATACGTTAACATTGTCAATTCTAGGTTCATAATTATCCAAAGATGCTTTAATTTCATCTGATACTTTGATTTCACTTAAATTAGTATTTAAATCAAACAAAGATTGACTCATAACTGACCCAAAATTAGGTTCAAAGGGTTTTTCACCAAGAATTGTAAAAATTATGTTCTTTACAGACCTTTTAATTGCATCCTCATCACGAATTGCAACCACATCATTCGTCACAGGATGACGTTTGAAGGATAAATTGATATCTTTGAATGCCCTAGAAGCCACTATTTACACAAAAAGTTTCCTGTTTTTATTTATACCGCTTTTTTTATCTTTTTACGACACGAATTCGATATTTTTCTGATTCTAAAGCGTTAATAATATATTTAGCACAAATTCTTGGGTCTTTTTCGCCGCAAGTGAAGAAATCTGCGTTCATTCGACCAAATTCAGGCCAAGTATGACAAGAAACATGACTTTCAGCAAGTGCAAAAAGACATGTAACACCACATGGACTGAATTTATGTGTATATTCATTCAATATTGTCATCTTCGACTTCAAAATCGCTCGAGTAAAGATGTCACGAAGGAAATTTGGACTATTTAAGTCGTCAAAATACCCATCGTAGACATCTAATATGAGATGTTCACCCATTTCATCCCAATTCTGGTTCATTTAAGTCAATTTTAAAGTCGCCACCGTAAAAATCAGCGTTCATATCAGTGTTTCCAGAACCTACACTCACGTCAAGAGTCCTTTCTTTCGCTGTTTTCCAGAAATAATTCTCTTCTGACCCTAATCCATCACGATCATGACCGTTTTCCACCTGATAATACACGGTTGAAACTTTAAAATCGGGAATCTTAGGTGTCTCAGGAGTGATACTGTTGTCATATATCCTCATTCTGTTATTAGGATAGAGACAAAACTGTCCATTATCGAGTTCTAAGAGGTTATGACTCTTATGTTCCGCTGGTTGTTCGCTAGTTGAGTAGTCTACAGCGTCTACATCTTGATGATAATTGTCTAAAGTGCAAATATAAGTGCCTGTTTGCGTTCCAAAGTCTCTTGTATAGACCTCATAGTGCATTGAACCGATGAATTGTTTCTGCACTGCAACGACACCATAGTCCATACAGTTCCAAAACTGTAGATTATGAAGTGTCATATCTGGATCTGGTATCTCAGGAGAGGAGAGAAAAGCGCTTATTGGTAACTTATCAAACATTGCAGCATAATCTGGTAGATAAGTTTCAAAATAAAACGCACGGCCAGGAATACTTTTCGCTGAAACCCATACACCTTTCACAAATTCACCATGACCACTCTTATGGTCGGTCAAATACTCCTTACGAACCCATACTTCATATGCAGGCAAATTAGTAATCAGTGTACTCATCGACCCTGACCTCGATATTTTTTCTTTCTTTTATTACGACTTGTCGGTGCAAGTATTGTATTGACTGATTTACCTTGACGAGTCTTCTTTGGCCTTGACTCAATGGTCGGCCCACCCATACTAAAACGAACTGCCATTACTTTCTCCTATCCTCATTTAGTGGTGACGCAAAATAGTCACGATTCACAAAGTATAATAATACAAGAGTGAATAAAATACCAAGAAAGCCAACAATCAGTATTGGTGACTGTGGAATATCATAAACTGGAACTTCCATTACTGATTCTCCTTGAGTGACATATCGATGATCTCAACCTCATCTGGATCGATTGCACCTTCTCTTCCTTCATCAAATCTCTGAACCAGTATCTGCATTGCATCATACTTGCCTGCTTCACTCAATAGACCTTGGGAGAGTTCGCGCCCATTGTGTATAAGTTTATACTTTCTTTCTAATTTACCTTTGACCATAATAACCTCCTAGTGATGTGGATTGTAAAAGTATAACATGAATACGATAACAAGAATTATCGCAATAAAGATGAGACCAGCCATTAGATTACC